ATAAAGTGGTTTAATTATGTCATCAAGTTTTTTCTCAATGTCTTTTGGGCAAGCAAAATCAATTACCTGTCTTGATATGTGAGTCATTATTCTTGGGTCAAACTTATGAACACCACGATACTCTTCCTGGTCTCCGACAAGTCTTGAGTATTCAACAGATCTTCTTCTATTTGTTTCTATAATGTTTCTAATTGTAGCCACTTCATTTTCTGATAATGGATTTTCCAAATAAATAGGTAGTGATTTGTTATATTTGTCAAATCCTACCAAGTATTCGTGCATTGGAGCTACTTCGGTTGGAATCATTTTCCATACCTTTCGTTATACTGCTCAGTAAACATTTTCTTTTTTTCTAGCATTAATTCCCTGTTTTCCTCAAGAGATCTGGTATCGTTTGGAATATTTAAATGACAAAATAGCATGTCTACAAACTCTCCATCCTTAAACAACTTATCTTCTCTCCAGTGAATTTGATGAGTGCCCGAAAAGGTGAGTGCCTGATTATCTTTCAACAAAAACTCTTTACCCTCAACAAATAGCGACCAGTCCGTGTTGGACCTGAGCTGCACATCAAAAGTGAATCTAGCATTTTCAAAATCATCATAATGTGGAGTTAGATTTGGAAGCTTTACATCATTGTTTGTATATTTAGCAAACTGATATGCTACTAATTCTAGAACTGGTTCTCCAGAAAGCTCTTGACAAATTTCTAATATTCTATCTTTTACTGATTTGGACATATGAAAATCTTTAATATCTTGTCCATATAGTCCCATAAACAACTCTTGATGTGGGGTTTCTATGGCTGTGTAGATACTGTCAATTTGGTCTTTGGTAAAAACGTCTTCCACCACAATGTTTACTTCATCAAATTTCATTATTTTTCACCTAGTATTTGTTCTAATAAAGAAAGTTCAATTATGGCTAGTCTGGTCTTGATACCACTGTCGCCTATTACAACAACAATTGCTGGATCGTTCCCATTTCGAATAGCATCTGTGGTAGCTTTAGCCCAGACCTCTTTATTAAGAGTAAAAGATTTTCCAACTTCCTTGAAGTCAACAGTAAAATTTTCCCAGGTTGCGTCCCCCTTATGGGTTCCACGTCCTGAGTTTTTGTGCTGTTTAGCACCGATACGCTTACTTTCGCTCTTCTCGCTCATAATCTTTCTTAGTTTTCTTTGTATTCAAGTTTACCACACTGACGTGCTTGTCTTTGCACATCCATGTCAGTTTCTTGAGGTCAGGGTAGGATCTTAATGATCCTACCTCTGAGCCACAAGTCTGACACTTAAATTTACCTGGATAAATATTATATCTAGACATTACCAAGAACCTTAGCCTTTATAGAATCCTGAAGATTCAGATCTTCACGAACACGATTAACGAATGCGTCTCTACCCTGAACCTTTGTACCATCTTCAAGTTGATACCAGGCTCCAGTGCGATTAACTAGCCCCATCATTTCTGCTGTGTCACATAGATCGCCTATGCTATCAATTCCTACATCGCCACGGAAATAAAAGTCATACTCTCCAGACTGGAATGCAGGGGATGTTTTTGAGAACTGAACCTCCCAGCGAACCTTACGTCCAACCTTCTCCTCAATTAGCTTATCACCAACAGCAATTTTTCCCTTAATTGCTTGATTGTCTGATTCTGAGGAAAACAGTTTGATAACAGTAGAGCTATAAAACTTAGTAGCCTGACCACCAGATGGCTGCTGACTAGTATACATAGCACTAATATTATTCCTAGACTGAGAAATAAGAACAAGAAGAGTAGGCTTAACCTTATTGTTAGCATAGTTAAGCATCTTCCAAGCATTGCTGAAATCTCGTGATTCCGCACCGATTTGCTTAGTGTTTTCCAATTGTTTAAGTTCATCAGAATCTTTCTCAAAATAAATAGCAGGCAATAGTGAAGTAATTGAGTCTACCACAATGAGGTCAACCCCTGCATTCATCAAGCTGGTTCCCACATCAACCATTTCGTTGATAGTACGTGCTTGAGAAACAATTAACTGTTCTGTATTTACCCCTAGAGACTTTGCCCATTCTTCAGAATAGGACATCTCGGCATCAATCCATGCACACAGCTTTCCCTCTTCCTGTGCCTGGGCAATCATCTGAAGGCAAAGTGATGACTTTGCAGATGACTTGCTTCCCCAGATTAATACCTGACGACCATATGGCAGTCCACCGTTAAGTGCACGGTTAAGACCGAAACTTGGAGTTGCCTGAAATTCAGTCTTAAATCCTGTACCATCTGATAAACGCTTGCGTATGCGTGGATCAAGGGCAGCCAGGGCTTCTTCCATTGTTGTCATTAGTTCACCAGCCCGTTTATCTTTTCTGGATTAAAACCTGCCCACCACTCGTCTCCAGCATTAACCACTGGGGCAGCCTGGAAACCCTTAGCTATAAGCATCTCAAATGCTGTGACATCTTGTGTAATGTCCACAGTATCAAAGTCTAGCTCTAGTCTAGTCAGCAAACGCTTCGTTGCGTCGCACTGTACGCAGGATGGCTTTGTGTATACTACAATGTTCATTAGAATCTTACTCCATGTTTCTCAGGACGTGCCTGGTTGATATTTGTTTTCTTTTCAAAGGCATAGTCAAGAGATACTGAGGTGTATCCATGCTCTACTAGACCTGCGTAAAGATCAAAGGTTCGAATAAGGATGTCTGCCATTTCATCAGCAATCTCGTCCTGACCCTTATCTTTTCGAATAGCCTCCATAACCTCTACTGCTTCTGACACAATCATCATTAGCTGTTTGGTTACAAAAATATCCGTTTGTTCCTGCGTAGCATCCTCTAGAACGCTCCAGAAACCTTTTTCTACTGCAGTCTTATGCAACTGCTCTGCAATGTCGTCAAACATTTTCTACATCCTCCATTATTATTGTTCCATCCTTTGTTTTGCCAAAGGAAAATTTGTATGCTTTGCCCTCGTCAATTTTCATATAAGCCTTTGAAAAGTTGGTAGGGAATACGGTAACGCTGTGCAGTTCTCGGCTAGAATCTGACAGAACAAGCGATGCCATCTTTTTGCCTGCTTTAGTAACACGAGGTTTAAATGATACCACAAACATTTCATCATCCTTATATGGTAGTTGGCGATAGTTCAGGATCTTAACAAGACCAGAAACATTACCCTTGATTTCATCTGCTGGAATAGCCGTAACGATTCGGTTATCGCTAGCCAAAAGAATATATGTGCGACCTGCCTCAATTGCCGTTTGCTCTTCATCAAAAATTCCAACACTGCCAGTCTTATCTAGAATCTCCACACGACTCCAGCCTTTGCCACGCTTGATACCCTTAACCATGCCCATCAAAATATAGGCACCCTTTTCCTCAAACTCTTCAACATCGTTAATAAATGCGTGATAGTGTTGTGGAATAGATACGTTAAACTCTGGCAAGTTTAGATACTCATAAAGGTTTTCACGAATATCATCGTCATTGCGTGGATTATCTTCAAATGTTGCAGCACCAATCAAGCGTAAAGCCTGTAGAGCACGACTATTAACACCATTGCCCTTACCAAAAGTGAACTCCTCAAGCTCCTTATAACTGCCAAAGGGACGAGCAGCAATATACTTGCTTGCGATATTATCTGAAATATACTTAATTGCTGATAGTCCAAATCGGATTCCCTTGCCCTCAATCTTAAAATCAATGTCTGATTCATTGATGTGTGGAAGACGTACAGGAATTCCCATACGCTTTGCCTCAATCAGATACTCTGTACGTGCATCCTTGTCGCCCTCATTCTTGAGTAGAGAATACATGAACTCAATTGGATAGTTATACTTCAACCATGCTGTCCAGTATGAGAGAGTTGAGTAAGCTACTGCGTGAGACTTGTTAAAAGAGTAGCCTGCGTGTGCCTCAAAGTCGTGCCAAAGTTCTTCTGCTACTGGCTGTGACACAAACCTAACTGCACCCTTAATGAACTTATCCTTAAACTGGTCAAACTCCTTAGCGTCCTTCTTCTTACCAATGATCTTGCGGACCTTATCAGCTTCAACCATTGTCATACCGCCAAGTTCTGTACAAGCAAGCATAACCTGTTCCTGATACAAAACACAACCGTAGGTCTCAGAAGTAAATGACTTCATTACTTGGTGATGATATGCAATATTCTGCTTACCGTGCTTACGAGCAATATAATCCTTACCGATGGTATTCATTGCACCTGGACGAACTAGAGCGTTAGATGCTGCAAGTTCTGCAAAGTTCTTAACGCCCATCTTGACTAGCAGGTTGGTGTATGGAGTAGCTTCACACTGGAAAACACCCTTGGTGTATCCATCTGACAGCATGCGATAAATATTGGCATCTTCCATATTAATGGAGTGCAGGTCAATATCGTTTCCAGTACGCTCCTTGATAATCTTAATAGTATCTTGAATAACCGATAGAGTCTTTAGACCAAGTGCATCGATCTTAATAAGACCAATACGCTCTGCTTCTTCCATGTCTACTGCCACAACTGGAATGCGGTCCTTGCTTCCTGGGGTGGTACGAGTCTCAAGTGGTGCAAACTTAAAGATAGGCTCCTTTGAAGTCACCACACCTGCTGCGTGAATACCAGTACCACGGATGCGACCTCGCAACTGCTCACCATAGATCTCAATCTCTGGATATTTTTCACGGAACTCTGCAGTCTGCTTTGAATTACAGTAGTCATCCCAGTCATCCACAAGCTTAAGAACCTTATTTACATCTGGTAGTGGAATATTTAGTACACGAGCGATATCTCGCACCATACCCTTGCCCTTGAACTCAAGGAACGTAGCAATAGATGCAACGTGACGATACTGGCGAACTAGATAATCCTTAACCTCTTCACGACGTGAGTCCTGAATATCTGTATCGATATCTGGGAAGTCGTTACGCTCAGGATTAATAAATCGGAAGAATAGTAGACCGTGAACAATAGGATCAATATCTGTAATACCAAGAGCATAGCATAGCAGTGAACCAGCAGCGGAACCACGTCCTGGTCCTACCATGATGCCTTCCTTTTTAGCCCATGCAATCATAGAGCGTACTACCAGGAAGTATGGACCAAACTTCTTAGACTTGATAACATCAAGCTCTTCATTTAGACGAGCGATGTACTCTTCCTTATCTACCAAGCCTAGCTTAGTCAAACCCTCAATAGCAAGTTCGTACAACTCATTGTCTGGATTCTGATACTGTACTGGAAGAAGGTCTAGGTGATCCTGAATACCATATTCTTCAATCTTGTTAACAATCTCAATAGTATTATCGTACATATCCTGACGGGTAATGCCTTGAGCACCCATTGCGTTATGCATTTCTTCATCAGACAATAGGTGAATGTCAAACTTATTAAAAGACATTTGGCGGTCTGCACCATACAGATAGTCAAGCTTATCCATTAGGTTGTCGTACTTCTGAGATCCCTCATAACTAGCATCTTTCTCAACCTTGTTGGAATAGGTATTAAGGATTAGCTTTAGTTCCTGAATCTCTTTCTGCCCTGGGTCAGAGTGATGGCAGTCTGGAGTAACAATAGGCTTTAAGCCGAACTCGTCTGCCAATGCCAGAATAGTTTCATTTACAGCCTGTGGGTTATGTGGCATTACCTCAATGTAATAGTCGTCTCCAAAGGTTTCCTTTGCCCATGTTAGGTGCATCTTTGCTGCAGCAAGGTTGTCTGCCTCAATAGCCTTAGCAAGGTATCCAGACAAACATCCAGATGTAATGATCAAGCCATCCTTGTACTTGGACAAAATCTCCCAGTCCATACGTGGCTTCTTGAAAAATCCTTCGGTCCATGCTAGTTCGTTTAGCTTATTAAGATTTTCTAGACCTTTGGCATTCTTTGCAAGAATAATAAGGTGGTTGTAGTTTAGATCAAGTGGATCATTCTTGTCTTTCTTATCTTCGTGGTCGAAGCGATCCTTGGTGATGTACCCCTCAATGCCCAGAATTGGCTTAATTCCTGCAGCTTTTGCTGCACGATACATTTCACGGTGTCCAGATAGGGAACCGTGGTCGGTAATTGCAATGGCTGGCATACCTAGCTCTACAGCCCTATCCACATATTCTTGTGGGGTAGCAATGCCGTCAAATAGGCTGTAGTGAGTGTGAACGTGAAGTCCAGCGTAACTCATATATTTTCCTTTACGTTTTGTTGTGTTTAAAAATAATAGCAAATAAAAATGGGGTTGTCAATAGCAAAAGGGGGATAAGTTTCCCTATCCCCCAATCGCATTAATGATTACCAGTCAATGTTTGAAGAAGTGACTGATGGAGAAGCGTCGAAGCCAAAGTAGAACGACTCCTGCTCTGCATAAGGAACCTCACGAACAACCTTATCAAGATCAAAGAATTCGTATGATCCCCAGCTAAATGGCTCTGAGTCTGGCTTGCTTGGTAGCAAAGTATAGTTGGTCTCAGTTCCCTGACCATTACGCTTTAGCTTCCACTCAAGGTTTGAGATTGAGCCAGTGTCTAGTGCGTACTCACGAATGTTGTTGAATGCAGACTGCTTGCTCACACCCTGCGACCAGACTGCAACATACGGAGTCTCTAGACCATCATCTACAAGAACATTACAGTAGAAGCGTAGACGGAACTTCCATCCACCCTTTGGCTCCTTACGAGCCATCTCACAGCCGTAGCAACGACCCTCAGAATCCATGGTACACAATGCCTTACGCTTGTAATCCTTTGGATTGGTGTGTTCTGCTACAACTACTGACAGACCACGGTCTTCATTATAGTTTGCTGAATCCTGGTCAAGTTCCTCAACAAAACGAATCTTTGCTGACTGACCATCTGCTAGCTTTACCCAGCGTACCTTTGCTCCAGTATTCTCGTACTTTGGCTTTTCGAGTAGGGCGTTGATATCCTTTAGTCCCCTAATTACACTCATTTTTTCTCCTTATATTTTGTTTGGTTTATTAGTTTAGCATAGCCATAATGGATTTGTCAAATGAAAAATCAATCTTTTTTATTTCTTCATCTGGCATATCGCCAATATCTTTATACTGTTTATCTAGTTTTATTACTGACACACGAGATCCCAGCCTATCAATTAGCCTGTCTCTCATGTTGCCACCTGCTTCATCATTATCTGCAATAACAATAATATTGTTAAAGTATTTTTGAAGTAAGTCTATTTGTGAATTAGATACGTTTGCACCCAGAGTTGCTACCGCTGGAAATCCGCACTGGTCCAAGCGAATGGCATCAAAAGATGATTCTACCACATAAACCTTGTTTGATGTTTTGACATTACTAAGGTTAAACAATGTTTTACTTTTGGGCAGTCCTGGAGTATTTTTAAATTCTTTACCTTCAACTGATCTGCCAACAAAGCCAAGCAACATTCCGTCTGGTGATGTTACTGGGATTGTTACCATATCTTGCTTTTCAGAATATCCCAAACCAAACTTTGTCACAGAATTTTCCGTAATAAGTCTGCCTAGATAGTATCTCATGGCACGTGGTGAAGATAGTGCTTGCTGATTTAAACGCTTAATCTGAAGTTGGTCATACTGAACAAATTCTGGTTTTGCCACAAGTTGAGCACTTATTTCAAGTTCAAGATTACTCTGAGTTTCTTTGCTCTTGATAAATCTAGCTGCTTCAAAATATGTTCTGCCAGATGTGTGCATTACCGTCTCAATGAGATCGGCTGACTTTTGACAAGAGAAGCAGAACAGCGTTCCCTTAGTCTTGCTAATCTCTGCTGCTGGCGTTCTACTATTACCGTGAAATGGGCAGAATACAATATATTCAGAATCTAATTCTGATTCGATTGAGATTCCAGACCCTGCGAGAACTCTTTTAACTTGTTCTGCGGTATATATATTGGGTTGGTCCCGTCTACTCCTTGTATCCATTCGCTTTGTTTTCTTCCTACGTATATTCCATGTACCGATAATATAAAATCAAATATTTCTTTTTCTTCATTATAGCTTATAGTAAAGTCTGGGTCAATATCTATTCTGGGAACATACCCATCAAGCTTCATGTCAGATATTACTAATCTTATGTATTCTATTTTTAATCTTGCAATTGCTGATTCATCATGTATTTGTCCACTAAGACAAAACTTTTTTATGGACTTGTGATGATAATTAGTCATAATCAATTATAACTACTTATCTTCAAAGTCCTTGTACTTATACCAGCCCTTGTCAAAATCTGCCTGGACAATAAACTCACCCATAAAACCATTACGGTTCTTACGGAAGACACATTCGATAATATCAGAGTTGGTTGCACGACCCAGAGCTAGTACCCAGTCAGCATCGTAAGCGATCTGACGAGACCAAGCGGTCTGACCTAGGGTAGGAACAGTATCCAACTTATTAACATCGTCTGGAGTTGCTGAGGAAATTGCGATAATAGGCATCTCTTCAGAGATAGCCATGAGCTTTAGTTCACGAGAAAGGTTCTTCATGCGGACAGTCTCATTGTCAGACTTTTGGTTGGGAGACATAAGCTGTAGATAGTCTACAATAATCATATCTGGCTTATATTGGTCAATCTTGCCTCTAATAACGCTTGGCGTTACTTCTCCACCGCCATCATTTGAAATAATATGGAACTCTGGCTTACCCTTTAGCTCCTTGCCGTGCCAGCGACGGAGATCGTCCGTCTCTACAAGACCAGCAGAAAGTTTACGGTGTGACCAAAGTCCCTCACCCATAATGGTAAATACACGATTACGAACTTCTGTCTCACTCATTTCAAGGGAAATGATTAGTGGCGACTTACCCTGCTTCCATGCCTGTACCGCAAAGTATAGAGCCATCCATGACTTACCAATACCTGGGTAGGCTAGGAATACGCCCAACTGTCCTGGAGTAATTCCAGCAGGTAGGTAGTTGTCAAAACCAGCTAGACCAGTCTTAATGCCGATAGATCCAAGTTCATTTTGCTTCTTTACATTTTCATAATAAGCAACGGCATCCTCAATATCTGTCGCATCAATATCACGAATTACAGATGTGTTTTTCTTTAGAGCTGAGGTCTTGGTGATGATGTCTTCAAGAGCCTTTACACCTTGACCTGCCTGAACTTCTGATGCAGTATTGCGAAGAATATCCTTGAGGCTATCTGTAAGATATTCTGCCTGCAGCTCTTCTAGGTGATACTTAGTTGCACCGATTCCATCAGCAGGCTGAAAGTCACGAAACTTATCTACTACAAGACTTACTGGTGGTACAGTTCCATTAGCTTCTGAATAATTACGAATAAAATTCCAGATGTCTTTATGGGTACGCAAAATACCATCTACATTTGCCTGTAGAAGTACGTGTACCTGCTTATCCTGAAGTACCGCTGAAATTAGTTTAGCTTCTGTATTATTCATTTAACCATGCCTTAGCCATTTTACGGCGTTCAGCCCTCTCTTCAATATCTTTTTCGTAATCCTGTTTACCGTCAATAATTTTATCTATATTATTAGAAAAATATTTCCAGTCTGGGTTGGCTGCAACATCAAAGTAATACTGCAACAGTTCGTAGCACAAATCTTTGCCATATGATTCTATTAGGGCATCAGCTGCCCATTGCTCTGACCACTTATTGTATTGTGGCACTACGTTATATCTAAATTTATAATGCTGATCGTATCTAGACAGTAGTGCAAAACGCTGCCCACGGTCTGCCATTATTCGATTTCGCTCTTAGCTTCCTGAAGCTTTTCTGTAAGCTTTTCTTCTACAAACTTATATACACGCTCAAAAGCCTCATTTGTGTTTTCTCCATTACGCTTGGAATCAACTACTCCAAGGTCTAGTCTTAGAGACTGGAAATTACCTAGATTTAGCGTATATCCCAAGGATACGGATACCTTGGTCTCGTCATTTACTACTTCACTCATTCTCATACCCTTTCAAAGGTTAAATAGATTCTGACCAAATGGGGATAAAGCGTCCGTCTTCGGTCCTTGTATATGTTAGTATACCATCGCCCATGCGTCTTGTCAACTCCTGTTTTGTGGGAGTCATATTATTTGTTATAAGACCATCTTTGCGTGGTTGCCCTATATGGTAGGAAGCTAGTATATCACGAATTTCACGAACTTGCGACTCTGAATAATAAGATCTTACTTGCCATCCAGTTGCCCCACCCTTTTGCGATCCTGTTGGGAAAGGGATGATTCCCCGTTTCATTAATGATGGCATATACTTTTTATGTCTATTTACAAGATCTGCAGTTTGTCCTACGGTGTATGCTCTTTCACGATTCTTTTTAAAATCGGTAACCAGGCAGCTTTCGATCTGATCTTTTACAATATTGTATACAGACATAATGCCGTTTGATTTATTTAGATGGTGAATGCGAACAAGGTCTCCATTTAAAAACCATACCTTTTTATTTCCAGGAATTATATCTGAAGAGTTATACTGTTCTTCAGCAATTGATCCACGTCTGCGATTTCCTTTAGCTGACATGTTTTATCCTATTACTTTGGAATTCCTATTGCGATAATATTGATACCCACAGAAACATCTCCAGCTGTATTAAATTTGGCAACTCCAGATATTCCAGAGGTTGTTACTGAATCTAGAACTAGATAAACATCTTTACCTGCTGCTGTATTTTTATTATCTACTGGGGTAACTGTAACGATTGGAGGATAGTAGAACTCAACTCCAAAATTATATGTAAACTGAGCAGTGTTTCCCTTAGCCACTGTTGCTGCAGAACTTACTGTTGTGTACCCACCAATAATTCTGGTATCGGAAACTTTGCTGCTCTGCTTTCCAAAATTAACAGTATCTATTGATACATACTTGTTAGAATTTGTAGAGATCTGTGTTGATAAATCGTTTATTGCACTGGCAATCTGGTAAATATACGATTGGTCAATCGGTTGACCTCGTTGTGGTAGTGGGATAGTAGACATAGTAGTTATATTATATCACTAAAGGTTGTAGGCAGTGGCAGTTTCATAAAGTGTCGCTGATTCTACCCTAATCTTTGGGTCAGTCTGTACCTGAATAGCAAACTTTACAGATGTTGCTCCAGATGGCACATTTCTTACGGAGTATGTTGTTGTTCCCACAGTTGCATAAAATTGCCATACTGACGAAGTACTCCACTTAACGTATACATCAAAATTTTTGATAGTTTTATCTGTAGGGGAATCCCAGTGAATTGTTACAATCTTGTTAACTGTATCAGAAATTATTGTTACCGCACTCTGCTGTAATCTTTGAACGGCATTTGCAATAATAAAATATTTTTGTGACCAGTGTGAGGTTCTTGTTCCGTTTTCATCTACTATTCTATACCTAATAGAATATCCATTGCTTGAGTCAACAGTTGGCAAATTTTCTTTAGAAACTATTGCTTTCTGAATGCCCTTGTCTGGGGTTGGCATTATTCCACTCCTACAGCAAACCTAAACTCTATAAAGTTTGTGGTATTTGCTAACTTAGTTATTGTTTTAGCACCATCAGTTCTAATCTCAGAATAACCAGTAAGTCCGTAGATTGGATTATTGGTATCAGAAACATTTTCAAGTCTTAGGGCATCTAGGGCAACATAGAAATCATCAGACGGACTTCCAGCCTGATTTGTTACGCAAACATACACCGAAACAATATCGGCAGCGGACCAGGTAAAGCTTCCGTTTTTTATTAAATCTTTTAACTTTTTCTTTATAACAATATATCTGTTTGAAAAATCATGCTGAATCATATTTGGATCTGAGTCTGTTGCTTGAGAATTGTCAACATTATCAATATTTATTTGCATTTTTGCATAAGATGTTGAGTGTGTTCCTGGAACATGGTCTGTTGAAGAAAACTCTACAACTATTTTAACGTTTTTAGGATCTGAAACAGTTCCTCGTCCATCTTTATTAATTATAGAAAAAGCTAATCTAAGTTCATCATCTGGAGTATTCTTGTTAAAATCTAAATTAATTCCCGACATATGTATATGTGTAGAAGAAGAGTTTTCATTAATTTCATGAGTTGTTCCATTATAACTTAGTGTTGAAGTATTTCCAGCAAGCATCACCATATTGTTTAAATATCTTGATTGTTCATACCTTGCCTGTCTAGCCGAATCACTAAAGATTCTATTATCTCCATTTGTTTGAAATACTGGTGAGGTTATATCTATTACATTTGCGGTTGCTGTATCTAATGGACTATAAAAAGTTGGAATCGCTATTGAACTATTTGTAGTGTGATATTCCCAATTTTCTCCTTGAGAAAATGTGTATAACATTTTGCTATCATTGGTTAGTGCACTAGGATTTGATTTTGCAGAGAATATTCCAATTTCTGTAATTTCGTATCGCTCTTCTGTTGGAAGTTCTCCAGTTAGAACAATTTTTGATACGCCATCTTCATTAACATATCCTCTAGAAATAATTGGAACACGAAACATCTCAAAGTCTAGTTCAGTTTTGCTCAAATAGTTTCCATAAGGAATATTATCTCCAGTTGCTTTTGGAGTAGCCCCACAGCCAACAGCTATGTAGGAGGCGTATGAAGGTGCCTGACCAATGAGGTATTTGGCTAAAATCTTTTTTCCATTATTTGTAATCATGATATCCTAATATATTGTATCACTTATTACTTGCCCATTTTTGAGGATCTGTACTTCAACACGTTCTTGGGCAGTCATATTGATTGTATTAATCACAACATTTCCAGTGTCTGGGTCCACATAAACTATTTCTCCGTTTGGTCCAGTTCCTACCGTAGGGATGTATAGCTCTAATTTGATTGGGAAGTTTTCAAAGTATACTTCTGATGTTTGTTGCAAAGCCACAATGTTCTGTGGGTTATATTGAAAATATAAACTTGTAAGATTTTTTATTGGCTGATATACAATGTTCTGTCCATTTATTAGATCATTTCTAGCCAACGATATAATTTCCTGACCGCCAATATCCTGAAACACCATATCTGTCATTTGTTCAATCGATATGGCTCCATCGTCAAATAGTATATACCCTGGTATAGCTATCTTTACCTGAGAGCTGCTAACAATACCGCTTTGAGAAACCTTTATTTCTGGAGTTGCTGGTGTTGATGTCATTATAGAACCTCACTTAGGTATACTGTCATTTTTGGTCCATCGTGCGATTTAGAATACTGAATGTTATAGATTACAAACCTTGATGTGCTTGAGGCTACTGGCTCTTTTCCTGATTCATTTACATAGTTAATTGACACGATATCTCCTAGCTGCAATGTTGGAATTGCAAATATATCAACACCAATTGATTTTCTAGGTTTCATAATTTTTGATGTCATCCAGGACATTAGTTCATTTGCAGCATCTTGACTTTGAATATATGGAACCGATAGGGAGAATTCTTTTTTGCCATATGTAAGTCTATTCAATTTAATATCTTCAAAGTCCTGCTTACTTCTTATTGGAGATATAATGCTTGAATCAGACCCGATCTGAGGATTTGACTGATCGCTTAACTTGGTATAGAATTCATCAACAGTTAATTCATGATTTGATTCTTGAGTAAATGTTACCCCCTGAATCCTTAGATAGTTCCCCGTTGTTTCATCCAAACTTAAGGCTGAATCTGTGGCATTAAATACCATGAATTCTGCACCGTACGCCCCAGCGGTAAATCCAGAAACAGTATACCCCTTGACTCTATTGAATGTTGGTGACATCTTAGCAAGAAGTGCTGGATATGCCTTATCATATTTGATATTAAAGTATGCTGCTTCTCTCATGATGGTTCCAAATTCTTCAAAATAGATTTTATATTTTGGTGCATCTTGTGGAGTTAGCGAAGATAAGTATGTAGACTGAATGATTCCACTAATTGCATATTTTCTAAATGACTCATTCATGTCTATTGATGAATCTCCAAAAACTGTCTTGCTTGGAACATCAAGTGCATAGCCAGTATTTTGAGAGTAGTTATTCGTAATAGCATATATGTTTTCAAACATGCATCTAGCTGATCCACGAACAAATAATGCCATATTGTTATATTTTGGAAGTGGAGATTCATCATCTACAGTTGCGATGATGTTTCCATTAATGTATAGGAAGAATCTTCTTGTTGATCCTATATCTAAATACTCTACTGCTAAATCGTACACTGTTGGATTTTGCTCAGCGGTCATTCTATACTGACCAGTAAAACGTCCGTCGTCTACAAGTATGCTTGCAAATCCTTCATATAATTTCACTGGCAAAGCTTCTCCAGTGTTTGCATCTTTCATAACCTTATAAAACATTACGTTATTTATTTTTGCTGTATTTGAATATGAATTAACATTGTTGTCAGTTAGTGCAATGATTTCAAAGAAATATCCATTATTTGTTTTTGGATTAACCATTACAGCAAGACCTCCAGATGCACCGCCAACGATGGTATTTTTGTCTGGAGTCAGTCCAGGAACCAATGTATACGGTGTGCTTCCGATTGGGGTTTGCAAATTGTTGATATCATTATTCATCATTCCAATTATTCTCATTCTTGTTCCAAAATGAGTGTACTTTTCTGATAAGTTTTTATGAACATATGAAACAAAGTTTATTGGTTTTGACTTGGTATCAAATGACGGTCCAGTCATTACAAAAGCAGAAGACTGGATAGTTCCTGGCTTTACAGTTTTTAGATTTGTCAAGGTTGTTTCATTAACAAAATTATTACTCAAGAAGTTTTTGATAATTCCTGTTCTACTAGTTTGTCTAGCCGTAACATTGTCTATTCCTGCTGCTCCCGTAATAGCAGTTGCGACTGTTTCAAATCTTAATGATGCTCCAGAAAGTGCAACGTCTGGAGTTTTGCTAAGTGTAATGGTTGTATTTGTTTTAGCTGTTACGGTTGTTGTTCCAACAGAATTCAACTGTCCTGTTCCAGATATGAGCGTGACCGCTTGACCGACAGAGACTGTGCTGGTGTTTGTTACAGTTACTACATTACCGCTAGAATTTGCACCAGTTAAAGTTATATTGGTAGTTGATCCAAATAGGAAATCTGAATTCATTTGACATCCCTGTATATTGTCATTGTTCGTCCAGTACTCGTTAAGACCTGCTGAGTGGTATACTGGGCTAGTTCCAAATTGACCACGACCGTGTTTTGCTACTGCACCATTTGCAAGTACAGTGTTTCCATCCACTACCTCATAGTTAGGCTCTGAATAGATTCTAACTTTTCCAGTAGGATACATTTTTCCATTAAATGGTATTTTTGAGAAATAGTTCTGATAATCAAGAAGACTTGTAATCCATACATTGTTTGCTATTCCTGGAATGCTATATTCTACTGCATCATATTTAATGACTTCCCCATTGGCGTAAAAATATCCAGCATATCTACTTAGCCAATATATACCTTCACCAAAATCCATAATGTTATCTTTAAGAACTCTGTTGGATACTGATGGAACTTTTTCAGATAAGTCTGAATTAAGAGGAATCGCACTAAGCATGTACGTGGACTGGTTTGCAGTAACTTCATTTACAGACTTGGTATCTTGAGTTCCAGAAACTTCCCAGAGTAAAGCTGGCTTGTATATCCAAGTCTTCCCTTCATCAAGTAGGCTTGCTTGCCTAATTGATCCAAATGATCTCTGAATATATTTACTTGAGTATGTTATTTTACCATCATTGAAATTATTGGTTTGCTGCGTACTAACAGAAACAATGTTTGCTAGCTTTCCAGCTGTTTTATTTTTTACAACACCATCTTTAAAAGAGTCTGCCGAGCCATGAAGAACAAAACTTGAAGATCTTTCTGATGCTTGTGGCATCATATAATTTTTACTCATCATTACAAAATTATTGTATTCATCAAAGAACATGGCTGTTTGTGTTGACAAAGCAAGATCCTGCAACACCTGAGCCACAGTTTTATCTGGTCCTACAAAGAAATATGGAATAATTAATTCTTTTTCTCCCGAAACCCTTTTAATGGAATAATTTGAGAAACCTATTGAATCCATCAATAATGCAACTGCGTAACTTAGGGAAGCATTTTGAATTAGGAGTTGCGGAGCTTGCATCGATTCAAAATAAAAATACATATCTCTTAGTGCTAGAGATACTTTTCTGCTTGCATCATCTACCTGCGGAAAACCCTCTGAATAAAGAGTTTTTATTGGAACAAAATAGTCATATCCTTTTACATCAACAATGATTTCATAAAATTTTACCTGAATATTTTTTGACATATAGCCATAAAGAATACTTGTTGAATTATTTTCACTAAAAGATTGATCATAATCAAATAACGACAAACTTCCAGTTGATGCTAATAGTTGTCCTACTGGCATTCCGCTTACGCCCAAATCAGATGCAGATTTTGTTACAGAAAATTCCATAGTTTTATCTGATAAGTTTGCGGTTAGCCTTGGAGATATCTCAATAATATCCAATGTGGAATCTATCTTATTCATTGTTTCTGCAACAATTCGTATTCCAGAAATATATTCAAATTCTCTAAAGTGTATTTCAGAATCTACTTTTGATACGAACTTTGGTGGGTTGACTAACTCTGTTACAAAATTTGTTAATCTATCTACCGTCTCTTCTGCAACAACCCATCCGTATTCTGGCACAAATGTTTCATATGATGATTTTTTGTCAACCCAAATTCTATAATAGCCAATGTCGTTTACGCCAGTCTTAATTAAATATGCATATCCATTTACTGACTCAGATGGTAGCATTGACTCTGAATTATATTCTTCAGCTTTTATAAAAATATCTTTGTATGTTTTTGGAACAATTAGACCATACGCCAGTTCAATATAGCCGTCTGATTTGATGATTTTTGAGCCATCTTCCCTGGCTGAAGTTTTGTTAAAATCTGCAATTGTTGTCCAGCTATTATTTTTTAATACTTGAACTTTCCAATCTACTGGGGTTGTCTGATTTTCATATCCATAAAATGGATCTGCAAAAGTTTTAGAGGAATCTGTGAATGGTCCCAAGTCCTTGGTGCCAACATTTGTCTGCATTTTTATAACAACTCTGTTTGTTGGTACTTGATTTTTGTAAACAACAAATGGTGCGGCATCGTCAATGTAATTTTTGCCATTTAATACTTGGTTGGCTATTCCTCTTTCGGTATTGGTTTTAGTGTATCCAGATTCAGTATATGAATTATAATCTATACCCTCTGTCCTAAATGATGTCCAGTACTTAAATTTATCCATCCTATCAGCCATATAG